ACCTTGCTTCACTTACTGGAAGCAATACGAGAATTGGAATACCTTTGCATTCTGTAGCGATACGGAGAATTGGTGATGTTGTTTCAACTGAACCTGAATTTTATGACAAGCTTTTTGATTGTTTTCCACAAATAGATGCACAGCGTCGGTGGTGGCCCGAGTTCAATATTGAGAAACTTATTGCCTCTTACGCCAAAAATGGTTATGACGGGGTTCGTGATTGTATTGAGCAAAATATGCTCACTCCTGGAATCAAAAATGCAGCGTATAAATTTGCTGGAGAGTTTAGAAAAAAGCAAACTAATGACCCTTTTGGTTTTCCAACGGATCATTTGCTTCGTATTTTGTTGCTTAATGATTTTCAGGCAAACTCTCCTTCGCCTGTCGGTCCAGGCACGAGAGCGCACACGATGAGAATGATTGCTAATGAACAAATGGAAGAAAATTTATGAAAATTGTATTTATGCCTAACTCTGCTTTAAAGCCAGCTGATTGGCGAACAACTTATTTGTTAAAACCAGATTTTAATTTATTGCGTGAATCAATGGTGGATTATGGGTGGGCGCAACCAATTGTCGTTCAGGAGAAAACTTCTACAATTATTGATGGTTTTCACAGATGGGCGATAGCTCAAGAAGATAAGTTCATCAAGGTTCACGGAGATCAAGTTCCTGTTTATTTTAAAGACATTGATGATATTGATTCAATGATTATGCATATAAGACTCAACAGAGCAAGGGGTTCAATTCTTGCTAAAAAAATGTCAGACATAATTATTGATATTTGTGTAACTGGAAAATACGACACAGAAGAACTATTGACACTTTTAGGTCTCACCGACGATGAACTTGACTTAATGCTTGCGCCCAATTTAATTAAGCATCGCAAGGTTCCTGAGCATAAGTATTCACGAGCCTGGATTCCTATTGAGGCACCCAAGATTGATGAAAAAAATGTACCTAAATTTGAACGACCACCTAATTTAGATAGATAAATACTTTACAGTCATTTTATGGTATCGTTGAGGCAAGTCCGATCGGAGGATTTTATGCCCAACTCCACAATGACACGCGATATTGAGCTGTTCACACGTCCAGGCGGCGGAAGAGAACAAAGAATAATTGAGCGCCCTCTCTACATCAATGGACGGCGTGTTCCCGGAAACGCAGAAGCCTATAACCGTACCCCAGGTACTGCCCCAGGCCTAGTTGCCGCAAGACGAGCAGGCGAAATTGGCGGAAGACGAGGAAGACCAGGCCGTGGTGCCGCTGCAGGAGCAAGGGCTGCTGGTAGAGCAGTAAGAAGATAAACCTTCTCGGTTTATTTCCCCCCTTATTAAGGTAATTCATCATGCTTGTAAGCGTTTCACAATTAGCAACATATATGGATATTCGGTTCAGCAACAGGCAGGAAACCGCCGCTGAATATGTCCTTGAAGGTCTGCAAAGCGAACTTGAGTCCTATCTGCGTCGCCCTATAGAACTAACGGATTTTGAAGAGACTTACGTTCTTGAATCAAACTTTGTTGGCGTACCGATGTCGTCGTTTTTCTCAAACGAAACCTCCGCATCAGATGACTCTATTGGCATGGTCACATACGCTCAACCTCCCCAGACCATCTATATTCGCAATTCTCCAATTGTTTCAGTACAAAAAGTAACTGTTTCTAATCTGAATGAAACTGGTCGCGTTCTTGGCGAAGCAGTAATAAGAAATGCAAATATTACTTCGGTAACTGTTGCTGGAACAACTGTCACATATACGGCTTCTAACCACGGTTTTACTGTCGGGCAAAAAATTAAAGTGAGCGGTTTGAGTACTTCTGCTCTAAATCTTTCATCTAATGTTATTTCTTCTGTTGCTACCAACACTTTCACGGTGACACAGAGTGGTCTTGCTGCGGGAACTTTTGCTCAAACTGGAACGGTTGTTGCATTAGGTAATGATTACACCGTGAGAAGATTTGGAATTGACTGTTATCGTGGTTTTGCCAACGACATCATCACCATCTCCTACAGAGCAGGTTTAGCCGGAGATGGAATAAAGGTTTTTCAGTTAATGATATTAAGAGCAGCTTCAAGAGAAATGCAGAATATGCATGACGACGTGGTTGGTATTAAGGATTTGAATCCTCGTGAAGTCGCACTTCAGGAAACAGGATTCTTGGAAAAAGAACTTGCCGCGGTTAAAAGATGGCGAAGAACTAGGGTCGCATAAATGAGTCTTAGCATGAATATTTCTTGCAATGCGGATAACGCTATTAGGCGTATGGATCAAATGATTCGCAGATCTCAAGACTTTCGTCCAGTATTTGGTTGGGCAAAAGGTTATCTAAAAAGAGCAAACGCCTTAAACTTCACTACTTCAGGACTCATGGTCGGTGGATGGGATCCTCTAGATGCTCGCTACGCCGCTTGGAAGGGCGTTCGTTATCCAGGAAAGCCAATACTTCAGCAGTCAGGGGCACTTTTCAAGAGCCTTTCTGACCTCAATGGCCCAGAGAACCATATCGGTTTTACCAGAGCTGAATTTGGAACCTCGGTTGAGTACGCAAAATTCCACCAATATGGAACATCAAAAATGGCTAAGCGTCAAGTAGTTTTTGAACCACCGTTTTTTGCAAAAATGCTAGGAATGAAAACACGTGAACATGTCGTGGGAAATGATATTTCATAATGACTGATTACTTAATGCAGGGACCACAGTTCGCTAAGCAATATGTGAGCGATTATCTCAAAGCTGACATTCCTGGAAGAATGCTTAGGTACAGAAATGGTTGGGATTTGGATGACGAAACCCTCCCCGATCCGCTTCTCTATCTTTCCCACGAACCTATAGCCCTTGATCATTGGCCAACTTTGATTACGGTATCAATTTCAGCCAATAGGTTTGACCAGTCTGGTTTTACATATACAGGCGATGCTGTTTACCGTGTCACATATTCTATGCGTACTTATGTTTGGACTAGAAGTGATAGTTCTGAAGAAGTAACGTTAATGAGAGACAGGCTTACGACGGTGGTTCGTTCTGCGCTTCTTGATGTTCCTTCGTTGCAAACGTTAAACGACGCAAATGGAGACTACGAAGCCTATATTGATTCGTCTAGTATTACTGAGGAATTTTCTGATTTAACTATGTTAAAAGGCGACCGGGTTCTTGCAGGTGCTTATATAGGGTATGATTTAGTAATCAATGAAATTGTTTATCGCCAGCAAATTGCAATGGTAGACACTTATGAAATTGAGATGCAGGACATGGATCCAAGCGAAGGCTAATCAGGAAAACTTATGAACATAGACCAAGAATATCAAGAAAAACTAGTTACCCTTCTCAACGGTTCAATCAGCTCAACTTCATACAATGAAGCAGGGGATCGCATAGACAATGGGAAAAGCGTTTCCGTTAAGTGGAATCCAGTAGCCTCGGTCAATGTAAAAAGAGGGCATTTGATCATTATTGATGCTGTTGCTTATGAAGAGCCAGAAGAAATTGGCGTAAGAAAAGGGCATGCGCCCGTCGTTGATGCCGCTGTTGAGCAAGAAGCAGACATAAAATCAACAAAAAAAACATCTTCAAAGAAATCTACTGAAACTGTAGAAGAGCCGATTCAAGAACAAACCACACCTGTTGAAGAAACAAAAGAGGAAATTGTTGAAGAAGTAAGTTCTGATAGTACAGAAGTTCCTGAAGAATCGGTTGAATAAATGTATACTCGCAGTAAGGACTGACGAGGCCAATTTAATCGTCCAAACATAATTTACGGAGGATGGCGGATGCCCGGAGTAACAATCAACACAGCAATCAGAACAGGTGCTTCGGCATCTACCACTGCACCAGGAGCAACATTTTTTGTTGTTGGTGAAGCGGAACGCGGTTCAGATACTTTTGCTGTTGCATGTACAAGTATTGACGACTACACGACTGCTTTTGGCGGTTTTGTATCTGGTAAGTATCTTTACCAAAGTGTTTACACATTTTTTGAAGAAGGTGGCTCTCTTTGCTATGTAGCAAGAGCTACTAAGAGCACTGGTTCAAACGTCAAAGCTTCTTTGGCTTTAATCTCCACAGGAAGTACTGCTGCAGCAACACTCACTGCGGCTGGTCGTGGCGACTGGGGCGAGAACATTTCCGTCACTGTAAGCGCAGCTGTTTCTGGTGTTTACACATTTTCCATTAAGTATAGCGGCGTAGAACTCTGGACCGGTGGATATTCAAACTCTGGAGATTTCGTTGATGCAGTGAACAACAGTACTGTTCTTAAAAACTATGTAACAGCAGCTACCACCACTCGCTCAAATACTACTTTTGCTACTGTTTCTACAGCTGCTGCACTTGCTAACGCAGGAACTGACGGTGCCGCCACAACAGCAGATTTTATTTCTGCTCTTGCTCTTTTCACAGAAGATCTTGGCACTGGTTGTGTAGCCATTCCTGGTGTGGTTGATACCGCAACTTCAACAACACGTGAAACAGATTTCTGGAACCCTATCAAGACTCATTGTGTGGCAAACAACAGAGTTGCTCTTCTTTCGTTTGAAGAAACAGACGATGCGAGTGCTGTTGCCACGATGTCAACTGGTTATGTGGGTGACAATCATGAGTACCTTGCGATGTACTATCCATGGATCACCATTCCTTATCTTGGCAACACAATCAGCATTTCGCCAGAAGCATATGTTGCGGCTGCCCGTTCAAAGACTGTAACCGCAACTGGAACATGGGAAGCTTACGCAGGTGAAATTACAATTCCAAGATTTGTTAATGGAGTTGCGAGTGTTATTGGTAGAACAGCCGGTGATGCTCTTGATGCTGCTTATGTTAATGCAATCAGAATCATTAACGGCGATGTAAGAGTTTACGGTGCTCGTTCTCACTCAACGAATGTTGCTCAGTTCAGATTTATTACAAATAGAGACACAATCAACTACATCGTTGACAGATGTGAGCTTCAACTTGAAGCACTTATCTTTTCTTCTATCAATGGAAGAAAGACACTTTACGGCAACATTGAATCAGCGATTCAAGGAGTTCTTGAACCAATCAGACTTTCTGGTGGTTTCTATGAAGGATTTGATGCTCGTGGACGCCGTACAGACTATGGTTACACCATTACAGTCAACGATACACTGAACCCAGTTTCACAACTTCAAACAGGTCTTATTAAAGCCCAAGTTGGAGTTCGTATCTCAAGTGTTGGTGACAAAATCACTGTAAACATCATCAAGTCAAACCTGACAACTAACCTCGCCTAAGACGGAGAATCACCATGACGACAACATCAAACTCTAACGGAACCGCATACAACATTAGAAATAATGCTGCAAAGATTGCTCCACAGCGCCAAATTGTTGCTGCCATTTCCCCGTCACTTACCCAGGCGGACGCAACGCTTGGTGTAATTCCAACTTTTGCTGAGTTTTTTGCTCAAGTATCTGGCGGCGAAATTCAAGCACAGGTTGAAAAGGTGTACCACGGTGGGGCAAAGTGGCCATCCATTGTTACGGCTCCAGCAGAAGTAGGGGACGTAACTCTTACTAACTATGCAGTTGCCGATACTGTCTTTATTGCGAACATGCAGGCTCTTCGTCAACTTGTTGGAAGAGTTTATTATGACATCACTGTCAAGGTGCTCAATACAGGTATTGAAGTAGTTGGAAACGACAGATTCTATGGTCAGGCTCTTTTGGTCGGTCTTACTGAACCAGACGGTGATGCTTCAAGCGGAACTCCTGCCACTTTTGGTCTGACTTTTATGATCTCTTCAGTTGCGGTTGCAACAGCATAATTAAATTTTGATAGTTCCGGTTGTTACAAACCGGCCATGATAATGTCACTTTCATGGATACACCTTTCACAATCATGCCAGCAGACGACACCCCCGGTGCGTCAAATGAGCCAACAATCCTTGCGCAACTCAAAAAAGTTATTGAAGGAAGCGTAAAGCGTCCTGATATCTTTGTTGAAGTTCCAGAGCGACCCGGCGTTACCGTCCGCGTTTCACCCAACGTTACTCAGCATCAGTTGAAGTCTTGGAGAAAAAACGCAGGAGAAGAAAGCAAATCAGGGATGGACACCCTCAAGTTTGCTTGCTCAGTTATCGGCCATACAACCACAGGTATCGCATTTAATGGCGAAATAGTTACTGATGGCAACGGTTATGAAGTCAACTTTGCTTCTCCAGAAATCCTTGAAATGACCAAGACGACACGCGCTCTTCCTGACTGTGTTCGTGCTTTCTTTGGTCTTGAACCCCATGTTGAAGCTGCTGCGGTCGCAATCATGGAAGCATCTGGATATGGGGACTCGGTGGAAACTATGGACCCTACGAAGGGGTCATCCAATTCTTAACTGAAGATGTGCGGGTAATTTCTGCCGCACGCCTAGGTGAATTGTTTGGTACTGACCCCATCAGAATCCTTGATGGTGACGATACTGAGTGGTTGATAAGAGTAGCGTGTGCTAAGGTTATTGGAGATGATAGAGAGCGTGCTTCTAAGGAGAAGTAGTTAAAACTCGTATTATATTTAATACTTCGGAGTGCATATGGCTGAGAATGTCACAATTAAAATTGACGTTGATGCCGATATTGCCAGTATCACCGCAATGCGCGCAGCTCTTAATGCGATGTGTAGTGAAGTTGACGACTGCACCAAAACGATGGATAAGCATCGTAAAAAGATGGATGATGTTACATCCGCTCACGACACTCTTGAAAAAGGCACAAACAAAAATACCAAAGCCTTAAATAGTCATTCCGGCGCAACTAAAGGTGCAACAAAAAATCACGATAGTTTTCTGAAAAAACTTTTTAGTGGTTTTAATGCAAGCAAGATGTTTTTGGGTGGGTTAGAGAAACTTATAAAGTTTGGCATTAAGCCAATGGCTGTTGAATTGGGTGTTGCCGCACTAGCAATTGCTTCATCGGCGTTGCTATTTAAATCTGGTGCAGCAGTCGCTAAAGGATACCAATTAGCCCTATCTGGCGTTGCTTACGCCATAGTTGCAGCAACGGCCGCTTTTGCTGTATTTCTAGCAGCCCAAAGAGAGTTTGCATCAACTTCTTTTGCTCCCATGTTTGCAGACGGTGCAACAAACACCGCCAACAGTGTTGAAGCTGCTTCTTCTGCAATGAAAATGTTTGTAGACGATGCTCAATTAGCAGTTTTAGGATCAAAGTCACTTACTGCAGCCTTCTCAACCCTCGCAAAACAAGGACCCGTCACCGGTAAAACAACCGCAGCTTTTAGAGCCTTAGCGGATGTTACAAGCGGTATGGGAGGGGATATAGGTAAGAACTCTGAAGAACTAGCAAAGTTCATGGCTGAATATCAAAAGCGCGGAACGTTTGGATCTAAAGTTCAAACAGCCGGTAAAGCGCTCGGCCCAGAGTTCACGAAAATACTTAAAGAAGCAAACGCTCAAGGAATCAACACTTATGACAAGTTTGCTGAAGCTGCTGTTAACGGAACACTAGGAGACACTTTCAAAAAGTACTCTGGTCAACTTGGAAACATGAACAACACACTTGTTGGTCAAGCAAAAGGTGCTCTAGCGGAAATAAAGGGAATGTTCGTTGAAATGGGTGAACCACTTCTCGGGCCAGTCAAGCAAATTTTCCAACAAATGACAGGCGACATAAGAGTTCTGTTTATGCGCATCAACGCCGAAATGGGTGGAGTAGTAAACGGTGGAACGCTTCAGAAACTTGCTGATGGTTTTGGAAAAATTACACAACGTATTGGAACACTTATTGAGACACGCGTTCCTGATGCTACGAATGCGCTTGGACGATTAAGTGATGGTTGGAAAACATTTAGTAAATTAGCCAGTAGAATAGTAGAATGGTTACGTCCTTTACAGGATGCTGCGTCTGGTATTTGGAAAGCTTTGTTGCCCGCTTTGCGCGCTGTTGCTACAAGTTTTGGTGGAACCGTTGATCAAATCGCCATGTTCTTTACAGATAAATCATTCTTAGATAATTTAACAAAGTTTTCTATGGCTTTTGCCGATTTATACTTGGCTCTTTCTAATATTGGAACTCAAGTAAAAGATGCTTTCGTTAAAGCGCTCCCCATTTTTACTATTATTGCAAAACTTGTTGCCACAATTCTTTCAGCAATGGGAATGCTTCTTTCACTTACTAATAAACTTCCTGGCGCTATGGGCGGTATAGCAACATTGGCTATGGGATTTATCGGTATGAGAGCACTCAAACAAGGTGGCGCACAAGTTAAAGGAAAAGTTGGTGGAGCACTCAATGCTGGCGCTTCAAAACTAACTGGCGGTACAGGTGCTATGCCTGGCGTTGCTTCTTCCACGGGCACAATGAATGTCACGGCTGGTTCTGTGTATGTAAATGGAACAGGAGTCACTGGAGGCGCAGCGGGGACTGTTGCGAATGCAGCAGCGGCACGTGCAATCGGTGGTGCTGGTGCTGCTGGACGAATGAGTATGGGTCAGCGATTTGGTAACTATAGATCAAGAGTTGGTGGTGAATTTCAAAGAATTAGAGGAGGAATAGGACAGATTGCTTCACCTAGCAATGGATTGAACCGACGTGCAAATTTTGGAAACATGTTTTTTCCACCTACTACAACTCCAGGTCTTGGAGCCAGCGCAACAGGATCTTTAAATTATGGACAAAGAGCCGCTAATGCTTTTCAGGGTTCTCGCTATGGTGGAGCAAGCATAACTCAATCTTTAAAAAATTCCCGAAAAGCTGTAGGTAGACAGTTCGCAGCATCTGGCGGCATGGGCAATGTGGCAAGTAAGGTTGGCAATATTGCAGGAAACCCAATGGCGCTGATGATGGGTGGAACCGCAATAAGCGGTCTTGACGTCGGTGGAAAACAAGGAAACGCTGTTACTGGTTCTGCTGGCAGTGCAATGCAGATGGCGGGTATGGCAAAAATGATGGGTGCTTCTGGTCCAACTGCAGCCCTACTTGCTGGTGGAACCGCTGCTTGGAAACTTGGTGGATCTGTTTCTGCTGGAATGTTTGGAAATAGCGACAGCAATGTTGCCAAAGCCGGAGGAATTGCGGCGGGTGCAGGTACAGGTGCCGCTATTGGTGCCGCTGTCGGAAGTTTTGTTCCTATTGTTGGTACGGCTCTTGGTGCTGTTGTAGGTGGTGTTATTGGTGGAATATCTGGTTTTATTAATGCTGGAAAATACAACAAACAAGCGCGTTCGGCGGCTAAGGAATTTGTTGAGGGTTACTCAACACGCCTAGATGAGGCTATGAGTATTGGTGACCTTGAAGGTGTTCAATCTGCTGTTGACAATGTGTATGCAGACGCTGCTGCGGCTGGTAAAGGAAACATAGATGTTTACAACAAAGAAATTAAAAAGCGTAAAAAAGAAATTGACAAACTAAGCAAAGGTGCGGCTAATTATTCTAAAAATGCTGGATTGTTTGAGACCGTATTTGGTACCGATGCAAAAGGCATGGTCAATATTGCGAACAAGGCCGGAATTGGGCTAGATGGTCTAAAAGATGGCATTGTTAATGTTTTGGAAGTCGCTGAAAAAGCAGGAATAAATCTTCAAGAATCAATGGCTCCTGGTTTAGCCGCAATGAATGCTCAAATGCTTGACGCAAAAATGGCATTGTTTGACGCTCCTCTTCAAGCTCTTGACATGCAGAATCAGTTTGATGCAATGCAAGACAAGATTGCAAGCGGTGATACAAGCAAAGCCACGATTATTCAGTTCTTGAGAACAGGATTCCAACGTGGTTATAATTTGACTGGTAGTACAGCAAAAGCAACAGTAATGTTGGAAGATACTATAGATGCTCTTAAATCAGAGATGCCTGGGATAGCAACAGAAATTTCTAAAGTCGGTACTGAGATTGGTCTTTTTGACAAAAAACGGCAAGCGGGTCAATTTTTAGCAACAAAGGGATCAACATATGCCAGCGTCTTTCAGGGAGCTTTAGATAGAGTTCCTGAATTGAAAGGCAAATTTAGTCAGCAACAAATAATGCTGGCATTTGGAAAAAGAATTCAAGAAGGTGGCGCATTAGGGGAAGTTGGTATAGAGGATACTCTTAACATGATATTTAGCGAAAAAAACCCAAAGAAGGCTGCAATAGCTGCTATGACATTCCTTGAAACGGGCGCTCTGAGCGTAGCAGATCCGGGGAAAGTAAGTCAGGGTCATTCGCCAGCAGCCGGCACGGTGCTTCCTTCAACAACACGTACCTTCACCTCATATGCGCCCGTTATTACAATTAATGGCGTGATGGCTGCTAACAATCCGGAAGTACAAAAACTTGTTACTGGGCTATTGAATGAGCAGATGGCGAAATATCAGAGACAGAATCAAAGTGCTGGTAAATAATGGCTGACAATAAAACTATTATCAATAAAAGAAACAATAAGGTAAGTGGAACATCCGTTTCAACAATCAGTATACCTTTGACTGGTGACGCACTATTGGCGTTTAATACGACTCAAGCGGCAATCAGGGTCACCAGTGATACCCTCGCTAATAGTAACTCTTTTACAAGTACTTACAATATGAATATAGATCCATATATGAGGTTGCTAAAAAATGTTGAAACTGATGAGTTTTACGATTTTTATTTTCCTTTTTCCCCTGGTGAAATATCTTATGAACAACTTTCTAATGAAATAGTTGAAGTCCCCAGAGCCGGCAGAACACCGCTGGTTATGTATAAGTCACAAAAGTTAATGAAACTTAGTTTTGAGTTTATGCTTGCGGTTCCTTTTGACGGTATGGTTGAATCAGTTAGTGATTCAATAGAACTGTTAAGGAAAATGGCTACAGATACAACGCGAAGTATTCAATTTTTTAATTTTGACGACATGCTTACTAAGTCGTTATTTTTGTCTAAAGCACCTGTTGCTTCTTTTTCACTAACAGAAACAACAAACAGATTTTTTATTGCCGATCTTACAATTAGCAGTATTAGAAGAAATGCTAACAACCAGATTACGAACGCAAATGTAAGCATGTCTTTTATTGAAAACAGAAACCCAGATATAACAATTGTTAATATTCCAAAATTTAGAAAAGATTCTGTTCCTACCTGTCCACAAAAGTGCAAAAAAGAAAACAAGACCAAAGCTAAAAGAGATAAATGTATTGCTAAGAATTGTTCTACCACTGGAAAAGTTGTATGTACACTAACTAAAGTGAGTTGCATGATGGATTCATCAGGCAGAAATCGCAAATTTCTCAAGGGGAATTTCACCAGTGAAAAATGCCCCGTGTGTAAGACTAAGTAAACCATGCTTCATATAAGTGATTTACATATAAAAATACCAAACGGCAAAGTGGCTTTTAACGACGCCATAACATCAATGACTGTTAACTGGACAATGGATGGGGCTTCACGTTTAGAAGTTGATGTTGTTGATAAAGATTTTAAAATGCTTAAAAATGATTATTTTGAGCTTGACACCGTATATGAATGGGGCACGCGTGATTTTTTGCTGTCAACAATCAGTGTTCGTCAAGGTGATGGTGATTTTGCTGTGATTTCTCTTGAGTTGTTTGAATCAAAATGTCAGCAACTTAAAAACAATAAAAATCCTGGATCTTTCAAAGCAACAAATGGTTATCAGTATGCACAGAATGTTGCGGCAAAAATGAATCTCACATTCGTGGGAGAGCGAGTCAAGGGCGACCAGCAAATGATTCAGGTTAAAGCAAAAAACAATAGGGAGAGCGTGTGGCAAGTGCTTCAACGTACCGCCCAAGAAAACCAGTATGTATGTTTTATAGCAGATAACACATTATTTTTTGCATCCCCTATGTATCTTTTAGGAAGGTGGGGGGTTGATTCTAAAAACTATCAACCAAAAGGGGAGTCGGTTGCCCGTAAATTTAGTTATGTTCCGCTTGAATGGCCAACTCCAGAAAAAGAAAAAAGATTTTCGTTAATGGAAATGCCAAAACTTCAAGTAGCTAAAGATATGCCCACGAGTGGTTCTGGTTCTGCTTTGGTTTGGAGAGATAATGGATATAAACTTAGGGCTGGAATGACATGTATTGTTCGTGGTATTAGTCCACAATTTAATAAGCCCTATTTGATAACTTCAGTTGAGTACAAAGTTGACGAACCAGAACCTGTGGCTATTGAATTTGCTACTGTTGATAAAATTTCTAATCCAGACACGAGAAAACTTGATGAAGTAGAAGATGACCCTCCGATGATTGATGTAATTCTTGTAACGGAGGATGATTAATAATGTTTAAATCTGATCCTTTTCGTAACATACAAGCACCTGAGAGTCCTGCGGTTCTTAAACAACCCGGCATATATGTCGGAGTTGTTAAAACTGTTGATGCAACAACCAGAACTGTAACTGTAATTGTTCCTGCGGTAGCGGATGCGAATACTGCCCTTGGTCCAGCAAGAGTGATGGCACCAATAGCTAGTGGGACACCAGCAATGCCAACTATTGGGATGAAAGTCGTTGTGGCTTTTTTAAATAACTCATACGATACTCTTGTTGTGTTGGGCAAATATGTTTGATATGAGAGAATATATAAATGGACACGATTAGAACCCCGCTTTCTTTCAATATTGACGGAACAACAAAACATTATGTCGTTGGAACTAACGACTATTATGCGCATCTAATAAGACAGATAACTCTCATACAGCCTGGAGAGTTGCCGTTAACTGTCAACTATGGAGTTGATGACCCTTCGTTTGCTGAAATCAAGACGGCTACCATTAGGGAAAAAATACAAAAATATGTAGATAATGTTAGAGTAACAAAGGTTGCTGTTCAGCAAACCGATTCAGGTAATGTTAATCTATTGATTAGCTTTGAGGTAGTTTAAAATGTCGTCACCAGATTTTTCTCAATATGTTGATTTAACTCTTTACGATGTTGAACCACAGGATGTTTATAGTGCTGCTTTAACATACGCACAAACAGCACTTCCTGAATTTATTCCCGTAATCGGAACAGTAGAAGATGCAGTACTTCAGGCAACAAGTTACATGACATACATTCTTGCTGCTGGAATCAACAGAATCCCCAACGGAGTCATGGAAGGCATTATTAAATTAATGGGCTTCTCTAGAAATGAGGCAACGCTTGCTACTGGTTCAGCATTGTTCACACTTAGCGTTAACACTGGAACAACAATTCCAGAAGGCACAATCATCGCCTACACCACAACGATTGACAATGAAGTTGTTGCCTACTCTTTTGCAACCGCAGTAGACACGATTGTTCCGTCTGGTTCCGACACGGTAAGCATTGCTATTGAAGCAACAGAAATAGGAAAATATCCCACTCTTTTAAATACGCAACAAATGATTTTAATTTCTTCCGTGCCGACCATCTTGGAAGTTTCCCTTAACGCCGACATCGTAAACGGTCTTGATTCAGAAACAGATGCTCAATATTTTGACAGAGCATCGCAGTTTCTTTCTTCAACAAATACTTCACTAGCAACAAAAAGACAATTAGTTAACTACATTGCCGCTAATTATCCTGCTGTCAACATTTCTGCTGTTTACGATACTACTAACTCTGCTGGCAATCTTTTGTTTGCAACCGCTGCGGCACCTGGATATGTAACCATTGCTGTTGCTCAAAGTGATGGCACAACACTGGGTTCAACCATCAAAAACGCACTTCAGGCAGATGTAGCAGGAAAAGCAATAGCTGGCTTAAATGTCGGAGTGATTGACATCACCACATTTTCATGCTCAATAGCAGTTTCAATTGCTGTTGTTTCTGGATATACGCCCGCAACTGTTCAAGCAAGCGTTGCTGACGCTGTTGAGTCATACATTTCACCTTTGGGGTGGGATCAGGAGCAAACAATTAACCCCAACAAAATTGTTGCCTTAATCGCTGTTCTTCCAGGGGTTGGATATGTTTCCAGTGTTACCTTAACAATTCCTACATCTCCAGCAAATGTGACACTAGCTTCAAATGTAATAACCATTGCAAAAAAAGCATATTTTCCGGTAGGAATTGCCACCGTAACGGTGATCTAAAATGGGTTTCACTACCACTTTAATGAACACTGGGAGCAGTGTATTCACTTCTTCGGTTGTGCCACCATCTTTTAGATGGTCTTTTACTAACGCAACTTCAACAATAGATTTGAATGAATACAAAACAGCCGGATACGGTTCAATCTTTGTGGAAGCAGTTTCTTCCAGCACTTACACCTGCACGTACAACAAAGCGTTTACGACTGGTTGGACAACAACAAGCCTAACTACTGATGGTGTGCGCGGATCAAAAATTGATTTTTTTTGTTTTATAAAAACATCAGAAACAATATCTATTGCGGCACAAGTGAACCTTCATCAAATTACTTCTGGAGGTAGTGAAGTCAACTTAATTTCTGGAGAAGTATTCAATACCAATGTTTTATCTGGTGACTGGACACTAATAAGAGCAATGAGCGGTTTTGTTCCCGAAGATTTGAATACGTATTCAATTGAAGTGGTTCTTTCAGTAACGGCCACAACTACCAATAGTGATATTTATATTCATAGACCCGTAATTTATAACAGATATGCATTTCTTGGAAATAATGCAATGGTGGACACGGTGGATAATGTTCCAAGAGTTTTTCATGAAGACGACTCTATTTACAACGATTCTTTGTTATCACATCCGTTTTACAGACTCATGGACATACTCACAGCCTCAATGGATGACATACTTTCATTGGTAACCTCAATACAGTACAACGATATTTCAGATGGTTACGATGTTGCTGTCCCCGAAACAAAAAGTATTTTAATTGATGCAGACGTGGTGGCTCGTGGTTACACGGATTGGTTAGCGCAATTTGTTGGAGTAAAACTACAAAACCCTTCTGGTGTAGCAACCCCTTGGGAGAACTTGCCAGGAACATGGAATGGTATTGACTTAATTGACTCGGTTGATTCAGCCGGTGACTCTGTTCAATGGAAACTTCTTGAAGCGTACAATCCTGAACCTTCTAACCTTTTAGAATTTTTACGTTGGCAAATAAAATACGCATATACGGGAATTAATGCAGGTTCAAGAGACTCTGTTATTAATGCCGCAAAATGGATGTGCACGGGGACTAAGCAAGTTAATTTAACCTGCAATGTTGCGACGACTCCGTTTGTTCTTGCGGTTACAACAAAATTATCTGAATTTTCAATTCCAGATACCGACTATGTTGTCGGTGACGACTCTCAAGAGATAATAGACATTTTAAATGAAGTTAAGCCTTTAGGCTACACAATTACCCATAGTTTTATTTCATAGTTGTATACTAGGTAAGTTCAGGAGAATATATGGCAGCAACACAAAGCAACTCACCTCGGTTCAGTTTATACACATGGGCATCAAGCTCTGACGACTTCACTCGTGAACAAATGACTTTATCGCATGAAAATGTTGAATCATATGGTGCACTATTCTTGACAGCAGCTGGTGCTCCGAGCACTGCAAACAACACGACAGAGCGATCCATATTCTGGGATTCATCCAACTCTCATCTTTACTTTCGCGGAACAACCGGAACAGCCTGGACGAGAATACCTTTTTCTTTCGGTACGGGAATAGTTCAAATAACAGCCGGAGCCTCCCTTAGTGGTGGTTCGGGTTTTGATCTAGCACGAGCCAACCATGTTCATAGCGTTTCTACAGCCGCAGCTTCAAGTCTCGGTTCAGCAAACGCAGAGGGTTCATCTTCTTCTCTTGCTAGAGCTGACCATGTTCACATAATTGCGGCCGGCCACATTGTTGACGCAATGGTTTCTGCATCTGCAGCTATTGCTGGTTCAAAAATATCTGGCGCAGTTCCTTCTGCAAGTGCTTGGGCGACAGGAAGAACCATCACCCTTGCGGGGGATTTAACTGGCTCTGTCACTCTTGACGGAAGCGCAAACGTCACGCTTACAGCAGTTGTCGTTGATGAAAGCCATGCTCACGCAGCCCAATATCAGCCTGTTGATGCAGACCTGACGGCACTTGCAGCGCTCTCCACTACGGGAATTGTTACACGAACAGCATCTAACACTTATGTTCCACGAAGCATTACAACTTCTGGAACTGGTATAAGTATTTCTAACGGTGATCTTGTTTCCGGCAATGCAACAATCACCCTCAACAGCGATACTACGGCAACCATAAACACAATCGTTTTACGAGATTCGGCTGGTCGGTTCCGTGCGGTAGATCCATCACATGTGTCAGATGTGGCTACAAAAAACTACACCGACACAGCAGACGCCCTCAAAGCCAACTCAGCAGATGTTTACACAAAAACAGCAGTAAACAACGCAAAACTTTACCAGTATGGAAACACCACAAGTGGTATGGGTGTAGGGCTTCCGAGTGATGCCGCTCGCGTCACGCCACGCATATATGTCCAAGCAACCGAGCCAACATACCCATCGGGTCAGGTTGCGGTAACTGGCGACATTTGGTTTGAAATCTAATGCCCGCCTGCCGCGTTTTCATTGATAATGAATGGAAACTAGTTAAGAATTTCTATATTAATAAAGATGGTTTTGGATTTGTTCCTCTTGAGTCAATTAAAGTTATGTCTGATACTGGATGGGTTATTGTCCAGTCAGAAGGATGGACAACGCTTCTGTCTAGCGAACTTGTTGGCATCTAATGGGAGACACCGCAAACACTATTTTTACGATTGTTGGGTTAATTACCGCAACCATTTCGGCGTTTGTAGTTTTGAGAGGTCAAAATCTTAATTTCAGAACATCCCTACACGGGAACAGTAATCAGGAAATGAAAACAATTTTTGACGCTTATTCTTTAGTTGTTGAAGAATTAAGAAGTGAAGTTGAAAGACTTAATGTGGTTGTTTTAGAGCACCAGGAAGCATTATTTGAACAGGGCGAAGAAGTCATTAGATGCGAACAAAGAAATAATGAATTTATAGATTTGATTAATGTATTACAGGACAGAATAAGCGTACTGGAGGCCACTAATGGCGGACAACAATGAGGAAACTGTTCTTAAAACATTTCTAGATCTTATGAAAAATTCAATGCCCGATTCTTTAATCTCTAACTATGTGGTTATTGCTGAAGTTGTTGGCAATGAAGCAAATCAACTTTCTATCCTTACAAGCCCTGGTATGACGCCGTGGTTAGCGCAGGGGATGTTGCAATCTTCCATAGACATGATTATGTCTGGGCAAGAAACATATTTTGAAGACGAAGACGAATAGCACATTTACTTACCCTGATACGCTATTTCATAGTCTAAAATTAGCATCAGGTAACCGGAGGAACCATGATTGCTGGAATTTATAATATAACTTGCGAACAGGGTGCTACATTTACACGAACTTTCACAATAACTGACCCAGATGGTGACATTGTTAACTTAACTGGTTACACAGGCCGTATGCAGGTTCGTAGAGATATTGACTCTACAGCGACACCACTAGTAGAACTGACTACAGCTAATGGAAGACTTGTAATAGTTCCATTGTTGGGTGAAATAACCATCACCTTGACGCCACAATTAACAGCACCAATTACACGTGATGGTGTCTATGACCTTGAAATAGTTAACACAAGTTCTGGGGTTGTTTACCGCGTACTAAAAGGTTCATTTAAGATTGACAAAGAGGTTACTCGATGACTCTTCCTCTTGACCCGGCTTTTGATGTAACCGTAGAGGAACTGCGGAATACGGTAACAATTGATCAGGCTGCTCCAAATAATGTAAATGTTCAGGTAAACACAACACTTAAATCTGGATCCGTTGCCATAGGTTATGGTTCAGGTGCGCCTTGGACGATAGTGGTGGATATCTAAATGCCAAACATTGCAAGCGATTATGGTGAAGTTGGCGATTACTACATAGATGTTGACAGTGGAGACTTTTACGGTCCCAAAACAGCAGCTGGGTGGCCCGACACTCCATTCTTTACGGCCGTTACAACAGATACTCAGCAAAACGAGCGACACATTCACACACAAAGCACATCAAGTACCATATGGACAATAAATCATAGCCTTGGAGGTCGTCCGTCGGTTACCGTAGTTGATTCTTCTGATACTATGGTAATTGGTGAGGTAACATATGTGAACAGCACACAAGTACGTGTTTCTTTCTCAGCAGCATTCTCCGGAAAAGCATATCTCACATAGGTGGCATTAAATGGCAACAAAATTTTTAACAAACCTTGACCTTAATCAAAACCAACTACTTAACGCCACGTTTGAAGTATTGGCCACCGACCCTAGTTCTGGCAACTTTGAGGGCAGGTTAATCTACAACTCAACAACTGACACGATTAAGGTTTATGCCAATAGTGCTTGGCGCTCACTTCCTCATTCAATCGTTTCTGGTGGCGGAGCCGGAATCGCTGAAGCCCTTACTGTTTCTGAGTCAAACGGTACAGTTACTCTCACTCTTAATGTTGCAGATACCGACAGTGCTGGTTTGCTCCCAGCCGCAATGTGGAACATGCTTACGGACGCAACTCCTGATGCAACTGCTTCTAAATTGGTCAAAAGAGATTCAAGTGGTAATGCCAAAGTTGCCACCCCGACAGATGCGGCACATATTGCTACCAAGGGTTATGTTGACGCTGCCCGCCAGGGTCTTGATGTCAAGGCTTCAGTAAGGGTTGCCACCACTGCAGCAATTAACCTTTCAACCGATCTTCAAAACGGCGATGTACTTGACGGGGTAACACTCGTTACTGGTGACCGCGTTCTTGTCAAGGATCAAGGTTCTGCTTCCGAAAACGGCATCTATGTTGTCGTTCCTTCTGGCGCAGCTTCTAGATCATCAGACGCAAACGGAACTCCCGACACTGGTGAACTCACAAGCGGAACCTTCACTTTCGTAGAACAAGGAACTGTCAACTTTGACTCTGGTTTCGTGGTTTCAACAAACGGAACAATCACTGTCGGTTCTTCAAGTATCGTTTGGACACAGTTCTCTGGTGCTGGTTCATTTGAAGCTGGCGACGGACTCTCAAAGTCTGGTACGACAGTAAATGTCAATGTCACCGCCAACAGAACAGCAATTACCGCTGACGCGATTGATATTGCATCAACATATGTGGGTCAGTCTTCAATCACGACCCTTGGAACAATCACCACTGGTGTTTGGAACGGTACAGATGTTGCGGTCGCAGACGGTGGTTCTGGTGCATCCAACGCCTCAGACGCCCGTACAAATCTTGGATTTACAACAACCTCTGGTCAAACAACTTCTACCGCAGTTCTTGCTCGCGTCGTTAATCAGCAATGTGCGGCTTCAGTTGGTACAAACTCAGTAACAACAGTTACGCACAACTTTGGTACTAAAAATGTCACTGTGCAGATTTACGAAGTTTCTTCTGGCGCAACCGTCATTGGCGATGTTGTTAGAAGCACAAATGATTCGGTGACCGTAACAATGAACGGTTCTTCAATATTGTTAAACGATTACAAAATCGTTGTAACAGGATAGGAAAATATGAAAATCACAGCAGAACAAAAAGCAATGGCAGCATCATACGCAAGAAGCGTCCTCGGTGCAGCAGTCGCAGTTTACGCTTCAACAGGAGATATAAAGATGGCAGCAAATGCTCTCTGGGCAGCAGGCCTTCCTGTTATCATGCGTTATCTGAATCCAAACGACAAAGCATTCGGCAAAAAGGCTTAATGCCTTGCCCTGAGGGGCATTAACAAAGAAAGCGATTGAGGTCGTGGCACAGAAATTTACAGTTCCCGTAACTATACGCAACCTAACTTCTGCCAGCTCCGAAGCTTTCACAATATACGTTGACCAAGATGCTCATCCACGCCTACAAGTTCAGGCTGGTGGTCGTCTTGTTTGGGGTACTGGTGGGGTAACTGGAGATGTGAACCTTTACCGTTCTGATACAAATGTTTTGACAACAGATGATTTGTTTAAAGCAGTATCTGGTCTTGTCACCCTGACTACCAATGGTGCTCCAACAGCGGTTCTCCCTGATGGGACTTTAGCGGTTGACACCCTTAATGATGATTTTTACTTCCGTTCTGGTGGTGAATGGAAACTTACTAGTGGTGGAGCAATAGCGGGAGACATTGATGGTGGAAACGCACTTAATGATATTCTTGAGGCAGAAGTTTCAAATTATGCGATAATGACATTTGACGGAGAAGAACTATAATGGCTGGTGCAAGAATACAATTAAAGCGCGGTTTAGCAGCGCAGTGGACTGCCGCCAATACGGTTTTACTTTCTGGTGAAATCGGATACGAGACAGATACCGATAAGTTTAAAATTGGTAACGGTAGTGCGGTATGGACATCTCTTCCCTATTTCAACGGCAATTTAACTGGATCAAATCTTAACGACCTTGCTGATGTAACTATTACCTCTGCTGCAAATGGCGATTTTCTTCGTTGGAATGGTACGGCATGGGTTAATGATGCTGTCAACCTTTCAACAGACACTGTTGGCGACTATGTTGGTTCTCTTGTTGCTGGAACCGGTATCACTCTTGCAAATAACTCTGGTGAAGGCGCAACACCTACTGTCACCGTTAACACATCGGTAATTCAAGCAAGGGTTGCAAATGTAACAGACACAGAAATCGGCTACCTTGATGGTGTCACCTCTGCCATTCAAACACAGTTGGATACCAAATCACCTACTAGCTCACCGACGTTCACAGGGACAGTAACCCTTCCAGATAACACTGTTGCTCTTGGAACCAAAACAAGCGGAGACTATGTTGCATCTTTGGTTGCTGGAACAGGTGTAACGCTCACCAATAACTCAGGCGAAACAGCAACACCAACTGTTGCAATTGGACAAGCAGTAGCCACAAATAGCAATGTTACTTTTAATGACGTAATTGTTTCTGGAAACTTGACTGTTAGTGGATCTACAACATCAATAAATACTGAAATACTTACCGTTGATGACAATGTTATTGTTCTTAATAATAATGTAACTACTGCGCCAACAGAAAACGCTGGAATTGAAATTGAGCGCGGAACATCACCAAATGTTGTTGTTCGTTGGAATGAAACAACCGACAAATGGGAAACAACCAACGACGGAACTACTTATGGAAACATAGTTACAACTGCGGATTCTGGCACTGTCACTAGCACAATGATTACTGACGGAACTATTGTTAATGGCGATATTAACGCTTCCGCCGCAATCGCTCTTTCAAAGCTTGCTTCTGGAACATCCGCACAAGTCATTGTTGCTGACGCTTCAGGTGTTCCAACCTACGCAACTCTTACTGGAGATGTCACCGTTTCCAATACTGGAGTTACCACAATTACGGCCAACTCGGTTTCTCTCGGAACGGACACAACGGGTGACTATGTTCAAAACCTTGTTGCTGGAACTGGAGTTACCTTAACTAACAATACTGGTGAAAGTGCTACACCTACCGTTGCAATCGGGCAATCTATAGGAGCTGGCGACTCTCCGACATTTACTGGTCTTACCATCAATGGTGCGAGCGTTGTCTTTGAGGGTGCAACGGCAAACGATTTTGAAACGACTCTTGCCGTCACTGATCCAACTGCCGACCGTACGGTAACTTTTCAAGACGGTACAGGTACTGTTGCTTTTACTTCTGACGTCACAACTCACGCAAACTTAACGGAAGCACATGGTGCAACTGGTGCAGTTGTTGGAACAACAAATACCCAAACTCTCACAAACAAAACTCTCACATCACCAAAAATAAATGAAGATGTTGTACTAACTGCAACAGCAACAGAATTAAATGTTCTTGATGGAATCACTTCTTCAACAGCTGAACTAAACATTCTTGACGGCGCAACGCTTACAACCACAGAACTTAACTATGTAGACGGTGTAACAAGCGCAATTCAGACACAAATGGATTTGAAATCACCACTTGCGAGTCCAACATTTACAGGAACAGTAACCGTTCCCGACAATACTATTGCTCTTGGAACTAAAACAACTGGTGACTATGTAGCAACAATAACTGGCGGAACTGGTGTTAGTTCAACAGCCGCAACAACTGGTGAGGGAACAACCCACACGCTGTCTATCGGTCAAGCCGTAGGGACTGGAGACAATGTTACTTTTGCTGGTGTAACTGCTGCTTTAACAGGAAACGCAAGTACTGCAACAACTCTCCAAACTTCACGCAACATTGCTGGCCAAGCATTTAATGGTTCGGCAAATATCTCTATTGCGCCAACGGATCTAACCGGCGTAACCTCAACTGCAGCAGAACTAAATATTCTTGATGGTGCAACACTTACTACTACTGAACTAAATTATGTAGATGGTGTTACGAGCGCAATTCAAACACAAATTGATACTAAGGCACCTGCTGCCTCACCAACATTTACGGGAACAGTAACCCTTCCTGACAATACAGTCGCCCTTGGAACCAAAACGACCGGAGACTATGTAGCGACGATAACCGGTGGAACTGGCATCACCTCAACAGCATTAACCACTGGGGAAGGCACGACTCATAGTCTCTCAATCGGTCAAGCCGTAGCAACAACAGACAATGTTACTTTTGCTGGCGTAACCGCTGATGCAATCAGGATTGGTGTTACAGCCGCAGGAGAAATTGATACAGCTAGTGGCAATCTAACCATTGACTCCGCTGGAGGAACAGTCACAATTGATGACAACCTTACGGTAACTGGTGACTTAACGGTTTCGGGAACCACTACATCAATCAACACAGAAACACTCACGGTTGACGATAATATTATTGTTCTCAACAATAATGTAACTGGATCACCAACAGAGAACGCAGGCATTGAAGTTGAACGCGGAACTTCAGCGAATGTGCTTGTTCGCTGGAACGAAACATCCGATAAGTGGGAAGCCACAAACGACGGCACGACATATGGAAATATAGTCACTTCAGCAGATAGTGGAACCGTGACATCTGCCATGATTGCTGACGGAACGATTGTTGATGCGGATGTAAATGCTTCAGCGGCAATTGCTCATTCAAAACTTGCTAATGCAACTGCTGGTCAAATTCTTCTTGGTACAACCACGACGGGTGTTGTAACTGCAACTACTCTGTCTGGTGATGTGACCGTAACGGGTGCAGGTGTAACAGCAATCGGTTCTGGCAAAGTAACCAGTTCTATGATTGTTGACGGAACAATAGTTGATGGCGACATTAATGCTTCTGCTGGTATTGCATTATCAAAACTAGCAACAAGCACCGCTGGAAATATTATTGTTTATAACTCGGCTGGTGTCCCTACTGCTGTTGCTGAAACGGGAGATATAACCATCTCGGATACTGGCGTCACGGCGATTGGTTCTGGAAAAGTAACCAGCACGATGATTCTTGATGGAACTATTGTCAATGGTGACATCAACGCTTCCGCTGCGATTGACCTATCAAAACTTGCTTCAGGAACGTCTGCTCAGGTAATTGTTGCCAATGGTTCTGGTGTCCCAACATATGTAACACTTTCTGGTGATGTCACCATCTCAAACACGGGTGTTGCCACAATTCAAGCCAACTCGGTGGCTCTCGGAACGGACACGACAGGTTCTTATGTAACCTCACTTGTTGCAGGAACTGGTATAACATTAAGCAACAACTCTGGAGAAAGCGCCACTCCAACAGTTGCTGTAACGGCAAACACTTATGACGCATACGGTTCCGCACGGAATCTTGAGATTAAATTCCTTATGGAGGTTATGTAATGGCATTGACACAAAAGCGACTTGCTGGTCCCGCGCAGTTAACGGCATCTTCTGCTGTTTACTACACAGTTCCAATCAGCACAACGACAATTGTTAAACAGATTATTTTGACAAACACAACAGCATCGGCCAAAACCGTAACCGTTCGTCTCAAACCGGCAAACGTCAGCGAAGCAGCAACTCACGACATCGTTAGCGCAATGTCCCTTGCAGCAAATGAAACTATGTCTTTTAACTGTTCATTAGTTTTAAACAACAACGGATCAACAGCAAATGCTACGAATAGTGATCAATTGACTGCTCTTTGTAGTTCTGCTACTTCTGTTAATATAACCGTGGTTGGTGTAGAAGAGGCATAATGGCTGGAATGGTTCGCTACCCTGCGGCTAACGCAATGGCGTCATTTATTGATGCTCCAGATCCTGTTTACGGAACAGGATCTGATGGTGATGCAACCCTTGATGGAACTACAACCGTTTTGAGCATGGCACCGTCGTCTAGTGTTTATTCAATGACGCAAGATTTGTATTTTAATAACTTGATAATCAATGCTGGCGTTACATTAAAACCAAACGGTTACAGAATCTTTGTAAAGAATTTATTAACTTTTGGTGGAAACAACTCAACAATTGGTTTCACGACTGGATACGCAACTAGCGGATCAATCTTTCAAGGCGGAGCCGCCGCCACTGCTGTCACGCACAGTCTTGGTGGATCAGCAACTGGTTTTACGGCAACTGCACCAA